ATAATTAATTTGGATAATGTAATGATCAGTGTCAATGAGATTTCAAAGATAGCTGAAAAAAAGAATCAATTGAAAAAGGAAACATATAAGAAGATATATGAACAAATATCCAAAAAGATTCGCCAGACCGTGGAGGTTGGGAACAAACGTCTGTTCGTACAAATCCCACCATTTGTCGTGGGATACCCAGCCTTTGATAGAATAAAGGCTACGCACTACATTAAACGACAGCTCGATTTAGGTGGATTCGATACGAGACTCATAGGCGATCACGAGATATTCATCACGTGGTCCATCAAGAAAAACAAACCACAAAAGGAAACCGCAGCCCCAGAAGATTTCGGGGATTTTCCATCATTTGTTAACCTAAAAAAGGTCGCGAATAAGTACAGGGGAAACGCGGGAAAATGATTTTAAAAAAATTTCACTTAATCATAAATGGACAACCTCAATATACTCGTAGAAGCCAAGCGGGAGTACTTGGGTCAGTTGTGTGAGCTCATGTGTCCAGTTATGATTGAGAATTTTGAAAAGATGTACGAAGAGGCGTACACGATGTCTAAGGGAAGAAAGGTGCTCATGATGTTCCAAAAGCTTCTCAAAGAAGTTCCAAACTGGAACGAGGGCATGTCTAAGCAACACACGGATAACATCGCGAACCGATGTGCGTGGTTTAACGATCTCCTCGCGGCCGTGTTTGTCAGTTGCGTTAAGATTCTTTCGTCCGTGCGTCTCGGTAAGGACAACAAGAAGATTTCGCTCAAGCTTCCAACGAATGAAACGTTCATTCAAACGTGCTACAATAACGTGGCGAAAGAACTTTACAAAGACCCATACATATTTTCCGAGAACCTAAACGAATACGCGAGAGATGAAAAGCTATACGAACGTTTCGCTATCGCCATTGAAGCGTCTGTTCGAGAACTAATTCCAGTGCAACAAATTCTCCAAACGTACATGTCTCAAGAAAACAAGGATATCGATCTCGGTGGCGAGATGGAAGACACAGAAGATCCAGATTTTGCAGATGAAATGGCGGAACCAGAACCAGAACCTATGCAGGAACCGGGAATGGGTCACGAAGGCGAAGGCGAAGGCGAAGGCGAGGAGTCCTTCCCACCACAAGAAGAGGGACCCGTCGATGCGGAGCCGGAAGCTTCTCCATTCGACAACGAATTTAAGACAATTCCCACGCAGGATCAACCAGTGCAAGAACAACAGGCCGAAGAGGAAGAACCCGTGTTGTTCCCAGATGCACCCGAAACCCGTGCAAAAAAAGTTGGTTACTATTAAATGGAATTCGAAGATTACCTCAGAGATCCAGCTTGGGCCGCTATCATCGCGGGTCTCATCACGGCGGGCTACGTCCACGTCAAGGCGAAGCTCAATAACGAAGGAAAACTCCCAACGAGTGCTTATTCCAAACCAGCTTTTCTTAACGCAGTTTTAGTATATTTCATCGTGTCTAACGGTATAGGAGGTAAGGAGACCATATCTACGGAACCATTTGCTTAAAGATAAAATTAGTATAGATTACAGTAAAAATGAGTTCCGTAAACGCCTTCAATGATATGATGGGCCAATTTCTTGCGGAACTTCACAAGACGTTTCCAGAAGAAAAAGGTATCAAGAAGTGCATGTCCGGCTTCGAGCTCATGCGAACATCGAACCCACGTCTCGTCGTAGACGGTTTCATGGCTGGTGTCACCCCATTTGCGGATAAGATTTCCGCGAAGGATGACACTTTCTTTTTGAATGAAGCCAAGAACCTCGAATTTTTGAAGGGTATCAACCTCGAGGGACACTGGGCGAGCGTTTCGGAAGGAACGAAAGATGCTATCTGGCAGTACATCCAAACCTTGTACATGCTCGGTACCACCATCAGTTCTATCCCAGAAGACACCCTTTCCATGATTGAGAAGGTTGCGAAGCAGTGCGCAGACCAACTCGACACGGAAGGTGGAAACATCGATGAATCTGCGCTCATGAAGACCATGCAAGGTATGTTGGGAGGCATGTTGAAAAAATAAAACTACTATATATAAATGAGCTCTTGGTTTGAAGATCCCAAGCAACTCGTGCGAAGTGACAAGGTTCTCGAATTCTGGCCAACCAATGTCCAGCCTTCAGCGCAACGCGTGAATGCTGGTTCTAGGTTCATAATATATGCCGCAACTATTCACTACCTTATCAAACGTGATGTCAGAATATTCGTGCTCGCCGCAACTGCACTCGGTGTTCTTTATGTTATGGAACGTTCGGGTATGGTGAAAGAAGGTGTCGCGGGCTCCACAGAATTTTACGAAACTACGGCGACCTCGTGTCAATTGCCAACCAAAGACAATCCAATGGCGAACGTGCTCATGGGAGACAACCCAAACAGACTCCCAGCGTGCTCGTACCCAACCGTGAGAGCTGATGCAGACGCATTCGTTGTCGGGGACACCCCATTTGGTCCTGCGCGTTCTAGATCTAGTATGCCAGTGTATCAGCAAAATGCCGTCGCGAGACAATTCGTGTCTTCTCCAGTGTCTACCATTCCCGGTGACCAAACTAAGTTTGCCGAATGGCTGTATGGAAAGAAGAATGCACCCATGTGCAAGACCGATGGCTCTGTGTGCGATCCAAATGCCCGGGGTGTCCAACTCGAAGCCTTCGCCGGCCTCGATCCAAATGGGGACAAGAGAAGTGGTATGCATGGATTCACTCACGCCTAAATAAATAAATCTCACGTAATAATAAATGGCTTACCAATTGCAGCCCGGTCTTAAGTTGGTTCAAAACCCAGCCGTTCCAGTAAACTGTGCTACCGAAGAAGTGTTCGTGTATCCTCAGCCCAGCACCTTGAACTATGGTTCCGGTCGTCCAAATACTATGGTGTATGGCACGTCGCCATACATGGCGGGCAAGGGTGCTCCAGCGGAATTCATTGACACGAGTGATGAACTCCGACCACAATCGACCTCTCGCTTTAATAAGGTACTCGCGAAGACGTATGAACAAAACTTGTTCCCACTCCAAAACATGGAATGCAAACTTCCTTTGCAAAGCATGACGTACGAACCAATGAGCACTCGTTCCGAAGTGCAAAATAGTATGTTTCAGCAAAGGTACGTAAATAAAAATATCAATAAGAAATAAGAATGGCTGATCCCATATCTGTAGCAGCTATCGCAGGTCTTATATACGCGGGTAGAAAATTGAGCCAACCAAAGGAGACGTATGAACCCGCGCCTCCCCAAGTTGCCCGAGAAGCGATGCTCAATCGGGTGGTTGAGCCAAAGAACTACCCGATTGAACAAGTCGAAATTCCACAAGGACAAAAGGCCGCTGTTTCAAATTTCGGGGAGATTGCCCCACAATTCAGAACGAGTGGTGAACAGCTCCGAAATAGAGCGGACCAATACTTTGTGGATAACAACAGGATGAACAATGTTTCTCCCGTCGAGAAACAATTGGTTGGTCCAGGTCTCGGTGTCGATCCAAATGTGCCATCCTATGGGGGTTACCAACAGCTTTTGCGTGTGAACCCAGAAAATGTGGGTGCATACAGATTGACGACACTCCCAGGTAGATCTGGTCCAGCGTACGATTCTAAGGGTGGTCGCCGTGGTTTGGTCGGTCTCGTGTCTCACAACCGACCAGAAAAGACGGCGTACCTTCCAGAACGTCTTCCAACTACCTTGGGTCGCGCACAAGGCATGTCGGGGCGCACTGGTAGAGGTGAACATGAACGCACAAAGCGTACTACCAACCGTTCTGAGACTGGTCTCAGAACGGATACGCTCAATGTCGCCCCCGCGAAGCGTTTCGTTCCAGCGAATACGGTCTCCCAAGATCCAACGAGAAACAAGAAGGATGGTAACATCGAACAATATGCGTACATGAACCAGCCACAACCAGGTATTAACAGTTACAGACACGGTTACTTGGAGTCTCCAGCAGCCGCCATCGGCGAAAAGCGCGTGTACGGCTCGGGATACACCGTGGAAGAACTCCAAAAGTACGGTTTCCGTCCAGATGAACGCCGTGGTAAGGCGAACCGTGCTGCGAATCCAGGTCGTATGAATGTCCGTGCGAGCGCACTCAATCAAGGTGGCATGCTCACCGCGGTTCGTTCGGATACCACTCGCGTGGATGGTCGTGTGAACCCACAAAGCGGTGCATGGACGCAACAGTACACGAACACGTCTTTCCACGATCTCAACCCATACAAGGGTAACGAAAACCCACACGCTTCTCAGGCGAGTCTCAGTGTCGCGAAGCGTCAACTCATGAACAACCCATTGGCACACCACTTGTGCTAATTTAGCCTAATTTTAGAGTAATACACTCATTAAAATATTGTCCATATATTTTAATGAAGGTCCATACCTTAGACATAGATAGTGGTGATAGAGACCCTGTTCTCTACCCGGATCCTGGCGACTATGTCATACACTTGAAAAACCCCGTGTATAACGTGTCTAAAATATCTCTCGTGTCTGCTCGAATTCACAACAGTCAGTTGTTGATACACGACAGAAACAACACGTTTACCTTAAACACGGCGTCTTTCACAGAAACCATCACACTTGATAACGGAAACTATAGCGGCACTGAACTCGCGAGCGAAATTAATAGCAAATCTTCCATTATAAACGGCGCTACG